TTGATCCCAAAGGGGGTGAACCGGATGGGATTTATTTACAACGCGAATAGCCAGCGGTCTGGAAAGACGCTGCTGGCAAAGTTGGCAATTATGACGATCACCGGAGCATTCAAGGCGCAGCCGTGGAAAGGAAAGGAGGAGGAGTTGAACAAGTTGTTGGATTCGGAAATGTTGGCTGGATCTATGTATATCTGCTTCGACAATGTTCGTGGTTTCCTCGGAAGCCAGACATTGGAGGGTTTGATGACATCGCCGCAGTGGACGGGTCGCGTTCTGGGAAAGACACAGATGTTCACGGCGGAGAATCGGATGAATCTGCTAATCACGGGTAACGACTGTATTGTGAGCCCGGATATGTCGCATCGGTGTTTGATTTGTGATTTATATGTGGAGCAAGGAGATGTCCAGGAGAGGCAGGTAGAGAATCTGATCGATGAGGTCTGGCTGATGGATAAAGATAATAGGCGAAATACTTTATCGGCTCTGATGGGGTTGGTGCGTGCCTGGCATGAGGCCGGAAGGCCGACGGCCTCGAGTTTGGGATATAAGCCGAGACTCGGATTTGAGCGCTGGGGAGATATCATCGCAGGAATCGTTGGCCATGCAGGGTTCGGGAATCCGTTGGAAAGAGTGCAGTTGGAATCCGCTGGAGATTCGGAAGATCGCAACATAAGAAAACTGCTTGAGAGAATGAGGGACGAGTCGCTTAAGCCTGATGATGAAGATCATTCTGGATATCTGGAGTTTACATTCCAGGAAATTGTGGATTTCTGCCATCAGGACGGGCTATTTGATTGGATTTTAGATGGAAGAGAATCTGATGGCACATATAAATTAAACGCAAAATCCTCAAGCAAGTTCGGTTTTTGTATTAAGAAATTCATGCCGCCGATCAGCAAGAGTGCTGGGAAAGAGAGTAAGCCTCCAAGAAAATATAGGGTGAGCTACGGCGCATTGTTAAAAAGAGGAACAGATGAGCGCAGACCTCCAGTCGAAGAGTTTCACTCTGTCGGAGCTTATGGTGAGGGGCGGCATAAAAGATATTTTATAGAGTGGAAGCCGGTTAATGGCTGACTCGCATCTATAAGCATTGCGCCAGACGCAATAGGGTGACAGGAATCCCTGTCACCCTATTTTTATTTCTGGAAGCCATTGCAGGCCTATTGCCGCAACATAAATATCTTGTTAAACACTATACTTTTACAATAATCGGGGAACCGGTAGGAACCGGTATGAAACTGCCGATCCCTACCGGTTCCCTAAAATAGCTCGTTGGATACTATGATTTTATAATGAGAAGGGAACCAGGGGAACCGGTAGGCATAGGGTTTTTGAAACATAAAAAATATCTATGAAATGCAAAAGATACATTTTTTATATGGTGGAGATGGAAACATGGCGACTACCGGTGCCTACCGGTTCCCGCATCATTTATGCGCTTTGCTTATCGAGGGTTGCGCCGGGAACCGGTCTGGCCATACCGGTTCCCCTACCGGTTCCTTTTCAACCACCACCATGGTAAAGGAATCTTTTACTATAGGAAACAGGGAGGTTTCCCGAAGGGACATAGCAAGTTATCTTATGCGTTGGTTACTGGTTGACAGGTTACAAGAGGGAGTGACGTCGTATGAATCCTTCAGAACCTGTCAAAAAATCGTTGGTTTCGCAAATCGCCCAGGAATGGGGGACAACGCGAGCCTACGTTTACAAGCTGGCGAAGAAGGGCTGCCCGACTGATTCGATCGAGGCGGCTAGCGAATGGAGGAGCGCAAATGCGAAGCTGGGTGTGGGGTATAGGAGTTCTGGAGTTCGTCGCCCGGACTCTTCCTTCTCGGAAGATGAAAAGTCTGAGTTCGGAATAGGTGCAGGGGTCGCGAAACAAACACCAAACTGGGGTGCGGGGGCTGGTCGTAAGGCGCGGGTGAATGTGAAGACTGTGGAGCGGTCGCTGAAGCAGGCGATTGAGATTGAGAGGATGGCTGCCGAGGTTGTTGAATCGGCGCAGGCGAATCCTGAGAAGCTGGTTACAGCGATAAATGCCTACAACAAGGCTCTGGCGAATCGCATGGAGTCTGAGAAGCGCGTGCTGGAGTATCAGGAGGCTCGAAAGGTTTTAATCTCGTTTGATGCGGCGAAGCAGTTGATTAACCGGGCTTGGACGCCGTTGCTCGCAAGGCTGCGGAGTGCTCCGAAGAGGGCTGCGATGAAAGCGAATCCTTCTGACGATGCTTTGGCTGAAATGGTTTTCAGTGAAGAGATCGAGGAGGCTATCGCGGAGGGGCAAGCGAGTTATGGCGAAGTCTTCGCATGATCTGAGTGGCTTGGCTTCGGCGATGTTTGCAACGCTGTCCCGCCCGCCTGAGATGACGGTTTGGGAGTGGTTGGAGCAAAATGTGACGCTCAGCGAGCGCGAGAGCCAGAGCGAGCCAGGGAAGTTTTCCACACGCTCGAGGCCGTATATGCGTGAGCCGCTCGATTGTTTCCGCGATAAACGAGTCACAGACTTGGTGCTTTGTTTCGGCACGCAGACAGGGAAGACGATGACCGTGATGGGCGGCGCAGGCTACCGTATCGCGGCGGATCCTATGAATGCCCTGTGGGTCATGCCTAACCGCGATCTCTGTAAGAGTTTCACGCAAAACCGGTGGTTTCCTTTTATTGAAAATTGCGCGCCATTGGCGGCAATGAAGCCTGCCGGGTCTGAGAGGCATCTCTGGACTCGGCTGGAGCAGTTCTTTGCACGCTCAACGCTGACATTTGTCGGGTCAAACAGCCCCGCAAATCTGGCGTCGCGGCCTGCTGGACTCGTTCTGATGGACGAAACTGATAAATTTGAGCTGAAATCCGACCGCGAGGCCGGAGCTTTGCAGAACGCCGAGGAACGCACGAAGGCGTTTCCCTACCCTCTTCGGGTGAAGACCTCCACGCCGTCCACGCGACATGGAGAGATCTGGAAAGAGTTCGAGATGGGCGACCAGCGATTCTTCTTTCTGCCTTGTCCTCATTGCAAGGAGAGGATTCGTCTGGAGTGGGGGCAGGTTCGTTGGTGGGATCAGGAGGAGAGCGAGAGCAAGACTAATGGCGATTGGGATTTGGAGAAAGTCCGGCGCAACACCTACTACCGGTGCCAGAAGTGCGAGCAGAAGATTTACGACTCACAGAAGACCTCCATGCTCCGTGAGGGCGTGTGGATCCCTACGGCCACGAATGGGCTCCTCGGACGCCGCAGCTACCATTTAAACTCCCTCTACGCTCCGCTCAAGGAGACTCAGTGGGGCAACCTCGCTGTGAAGTGGCTCATGACCAAAGGCAGCGCGACCCGTCGCCAGGCGTTTATTAACTCCACGCTCGCCGAGCCGTGGGACAACGAGCTACTCGTCGACGACGAGACGATCAATGTCATCACCTACTCGCCCAGCGAGCTTCCCGAGGACCGCATTCCGATCATGACCGTCGACGTGCAGGAGAACCACTTTTGGGTCATCGTCCGCAGTTGGGGAAATCCGAAGATCGCAGGCGGGCAGCAGAGCTGGTTGTTGCACGAAGGCCGCATCGAGACCATCGAGGAGGTCGAGAGGCTTGCTCGGGATTACAATGTCGAGCCCAAGCGCGTGGCGATGGATATGGGACACAAGCCGAATACGGTCTGTTCCATCCTTATCCGTAATGGCTGGCGCGGCCTGTGGGGCAGCGACAAGGGTGGGTTCCTGCATAGCGGCATCGGAGTCGATCGGGTCATCAAGGATTACTCGCCCATCCAGCTTCGCGATCCACACCTCGGCACGGTCAATCAGGGCGATGGAAACCAGAAAGCCATGTTTGTTTTTTGGAGCAACGACCGCATCAAAGACCGCCTCGCCGTGCTCCGTGCAGGCGGGCGCTGGCATGTGAATGCCAATGTCAGCAAGACCTACATCCACCAGATCAACGCCGAGCAGAAGGAATCCAAGCGCAGCTCCGTCACAGGCCGCATCACCTACTTTTGGAAACGCGTCCGCAAGGACAACCACATGTTCGACTGCGAAGCCATGCAAGTCGCTCTCGCCCTCGTCGGCGGCGTGCTCGAGGACGACACCGGCGCGCCCGAGGTGCCTCTCCAGGCCACGCTCGACTTGACGCCAGAGACGGCAACGACTCCTGACCTATGATCCAACAAATCGCCCTCTCCATCATCCTCGCACTCACGCTGGTCAGTTGCAGCCTCAGTTATCATTTCGGCACTCTGGCCGGACGCCACCACGAGCGCGAGCTTCAGCGCAGGCTCCGCGAGCGGCAGATCAGATGGCGCGAGTTCGAGGAAGAATAAAAAAAGGGCCAAAAAAAAGGCGGAGCTGCTTTCGCAGCCCCGCCAGAGGTTGATCTAGGAGCCTTTCGGCGTCTTCGTCACAAATGCCTTTCGGCCTAATTTTTTGGTTTTAATCCGCGCCCCTCGATTGCTCTAGGAGCGAAGCCAGTAACTTATCGGCCCCCGCGCCCTCGCGCAAGTTTTTTGTTTAGGCGTCATATGTCATACGGCATGATTGTGTATTGCCATTTGGATCCGTTGGCCCGCTCCTGCTCGACGAACCGCTCGACGCCTGCGCGGGTTTTCCATGTCCGTGCCCATGGCATCGGAGTCCCCCAGGCGGCACAAGTGAGGGCCGAGTCCTTCGCTCGGACAAAAGCGGCGGCGTGCCGTGGGTCGGTCATGAGAATAATGTATTTCATTTTTCCTGGCGGCAGAATGCGGCTGCGGCGTCCTGAAGTTCCGTATTGTCGGGGTGGTGCTTGGCAAAGCGGGCCACATGCTTGGCGGCGGGCCAGCGTTGGCCGCCGTATTCGAAGACATCGGCGGGGCCGTAGACATAGTAGCCTTCGCCTTCGCCGGTGAGTTGGGATTTGTCGCGCACCAGCACGGGCATGCCGTAGCTGCT